TTCGTGTAGCGCTCCATTATCGTGTTTATGTCGCAGTCCTCCTTGAAGGACTGCTTGGTTACGACGGGTCCCCCGTCGGCGACGAAGCCCCGTCGGGCCGGAAAGGGGTCCGGCCGGTGAGATGCTCGGAAGCGGTACGTGTGAACATCGCCCGGATCGGGCGACTTGAATCCCAGACGGTCGTTCACCGTCTGAGCTGGGTGTTTTTTCGCGGTAGTCATTTTTTTCCTTCGCCTTTCGTGAAGTCCTCAAAGATTGTCCCTTTTCCGGACTTCTCTTTTCGGTAGTTGTCAAGCTGACGCTTGTAGGTGTCCCTTTCGACCTCCGCCCGAGTACGGCCGGAACGGTCGGTCGGACCCGAGGGCGTGCCGGGCCGGGGAGGTTTGAACCAGTTGCCGGGGTTGATGGTGTCTTGCAGACCACCGATGAACCTCCAAAGTCGGGACGTAACGTTATCCCAACCCTGAGCACTTTGGTTCCATGCCTCCTGCCCTTGTTGAGTTTTCGCTTCCGCTTCAACTACTGGGAGGCGCGTGGAAAGCGCCTTATTTTCCAGCTTCGCCTGTTTCGTCTTCTCCTCAACATTCTTCGCTGTGTTGTTGTTGACGACGATCTGCGTCTTTTTTTCGTCGGTTGCCGCTTTGGTCAACGCGACGTTTGCCTCCTTCTGCGTCAGGTCCAGCCCGAGATTCATGGCATCTCGAGCGGACGAGGATAAGGCCTTCAGCGTTTCTCCACGCTGTTCGGCCTGCAGAGTGGGCTGCGAAGCGCTTCCGCCGCTTGCGCCGCCCTGCATGTACGCGAGCATCGGGTTGATACCCGCGGCCTTCATGTCGGCCGTCGCTCGCTGATAAGCGGTGTTGGACATGATCTCGCTCCAGTCGCGATTCTCGCGAGCGAGCTGCATGGATTGTCGATTGACCTCAGCCGCGTCCGAAGACACGAGCTGAGCTCCAAGTGGATTCATGGCCGCTGCTGCCGTGGATGCGGCTGCGCCCTGGCCAAGAGCGCCTACTACTGCCGGTAGCGCCATTAGAAGCGGTCCATCATGCCAGGGGCCGAGTACATCGGCATCGGCCGAGCGGTCCTGGTTTTGAAATACGCGTCGAGCCGGAAATTCGGCTCGTCGGGCGTAGCGACAACCCGGTCTATCGGCGGGTTGTCTTGAATGAAGATGTTGTTGAGCGCAACGCTCGAACCGAACGTCTGCGCAAGATGCCAAATGTCGAGGCCAGAGGCACTCGACGAACGGAACAGGTTCGTCACGTGGGATTGCTTGTAACGGTACTCTCCGAACCGTTCCTGATAACCCCAGACGCCGTCCGGTGTGGTGTGGCCAGCGTTGATCTCCTTATTGAGCACGGCCTGTTCACCGAGGTGAGCGAGAGACGGCCAGTAGTAGTCGTACCGCGTTCGGCGGGACCACATGCGGTCCAAGCCCTGCTGGTAGGACATATCCGCCGTAATCGTGGCCAAACACATGAGGATGCCGTGCTCGACGAACGACTTGCTGAAACCGCCGGACTGACCAGAACCGACCGCCATAGCCGCCAGGTTGCCCTGTGGCGTGGTTGCGTCGGTGGAGGAGGTCTGGGTGACGGGGTGGAAGTTGATTTGGAGTCTGCCGCCTCCAAGGTACTCCGGACGCTGTAAACGAGCGTCCGGTGAGGTCACTCCGAAGTGACCTTTGAGAATCTCGATATATCGAGTGCCAGTGCGAGCGTCCTTCTCCAGCATCCGCTGGATTTGAACGGACTGTCGCAAGGCGTTGATTGTGCCAAGAGCTGTAGCGCTCAGCTGCAAGCCGGTCGACGAACCGAACTTAGCGAACGTGCCGCCGGCGGCGGCGCCGGAGTAGTTCAGGGCGTTTCCGGCCGCCATCGAAATGTTGCGGTCCGAGCCGCCGCTACCCGGCTTGAAGAAGATGTCGTTATTGTCGGTGATGATAGAGCCGGCTTGCGTGATGGGGATAGTGACCGCGGTCCCTTTCTGGGGCCACGGTAGGCACGACGTCAGATAGTCGTGCCGCTTTCCGCGCTGCAGAGGAGCGTCCAACGTCAAGGACGAGTCGGGACCGTCCCCCATGGGGACGACCGTACTCGCCTGGAGGTTTTGGTCTCGGAACCATTCGTTCCAGATTTTGAAATACGCGCGGAAGGGAAGAGCGTTGACGGAGAGAGTGCCCGGGTTAGCCGGTACTCCGGTGGGAATGCCAAAATAGTCGGCAAGTCCACCGAGAGTGAAGCCGCCCGGGCCAGACACCATCTGCGGAACTAAGTAGTCGATGCTATCGCCCGGATTAATCTGCTCTCCGCAGAATTTCTGCCAGTTCGACCAAACCAAGCGGTTTGGTACGAAGAACCAGAACGTATCCAGATACAGGTTATCCATGACCGGGACGATGGGTGTCGTTAGGCGGGCCAAATAGGCCGCCCTGACGTTCCAGGTGTCGCCTGGAAGGATGTCCGCGTCGATATAGATGGGTATGAGGAAGCCAGCGTTGAAGGTGCTCTTGTAGGAGCTACTTCTATCGAAGGCGCTCCGCTGAATGTTCACGCTAGGTACTTGCGCGAACGATTGATTTTGGATGGATGGAAATCGCATTGTGGCTTCCTCTACGTTGTTAGTTTGGTTGTTTTAGGAACTCGCGCGCGCCACCGATGTGGATGGGCGCTTTATGCGGAGTCACGACGCCATTCTCGTCGTTCCATTCCGCAATTTCAAAGAGAGCGTAGTCCTCGGGATATTTCCCGATGTGGCTCTCTTTGTTGTTAGCAGCTTCTTGGAAGCTGCGGATTGCTTCGCCTTTCGTTCTGACGACGAAAGGGGCCGAGTGAACCTCGGCTTTTGAGTCGTAGACAGCGTACATTTTCATGTCAGTCATCGTTCACTTCGTAATCACGTTTCAGTTTATCTAGTTTTGCTTTTTGGATTTCTTTTTTGACTTTCAATCTTTGGTGTGAGTTTTCTTCTGCGTTCACTTTGGCGAGATTCTGATTTCTCGCCTTTTGTCTACTCCATTCTTCGGGGTTTTCTTTTTCGAGTTGTTTCGAATAGAAGCCGGGTGGCTTCATCTCAACACCTCTTATGACGACGGACCCCGATGGGTACACGTCGTCTTTGAACTTTTCGTACCAAGCCTTGGCGATACCGGGACGTCGACTCATCCGAATAAATTCGGGGATTTTTTGGGTGATTTCTCCCGTGGTTTTGTCGACGTGTGAATAATGTTCTTCGGCTTTCGGTCCGGTGATTTTTTTGGTGATATACCGCGCCACATAAGCTGCACTTTCGAACGTGACGTCGCCGATGTCGCTGTTGCCGAAGGTCCATAGCTTTTCCAAGGTAGGTGACCTGTAGTGCTTGATGCCCTTCTTCGTCTTGTAATGCCAGCGATCGGCGAAGTCGATTCCGAAGAGGCAAGCGTGGTAGTGCGGTCGGAGACTTTCGTCTCCATATTCGCCGCAAGCAAAAAATTTTATTTTTTTGTCGGCGAAGTGGAAGCGCAAGCGCTTCATGAAGTCCTGAAGATGCTTAGGGACTAGAGTCCCTCCCTGCGGGAGGTGCTGTTTGTTGTATGTCAAGGTGATGAAGCAATTCTCCTTATGGAGCTGTGCTTCATGTACGCAACGGATTGCCCATTGTCTCGATCGTTCGAGACGGCAACCAATGCATTGTCCACAAGGGACGGTGACAGGTAGGTCTACGAAGCCCTCGTTTTTGTTCCAAACGATGCTTCGTTTCCCGGATAGGTTCGCGCGTTTTGCGCGATAACCGGTCCGGGGGTGGTAACACGGCATGTTACTGCCCCCGGGTTGGTTAGAGTCTCGTTCCGCCGCGCATAGGACGCTGCCGAACGTTTTTTTTGTGAGTGCCCGCGCTGCGTCGGAACACCTTCCGACTCTGCGTGCGGGACATTGGTTGTCGCTTCATGGGTCGCTCCTTTTTTGACTGCCAGTAGTGAGTTTACTGTCAGTCAGACCAATTACAACAAGTAGGAATTGGTCTGGGACTGCCGCCCTCCGGTTGGCAAACGCGATAGCCGCGGTGCGGCTATCGCGTTTTAAAGGAGGGGAATCTAGTCCTCCTTTTTCTCTTTTTTCTTTTTCTCCTCGCGCTCCCGGAGCCGCTCGTCGAGTTCTTGTTCGCGTTTTGCTTCCCTGGCGTCCTGTATTTTTTTCACGGACGCCTCATCGAGGAAGCCCAAGTCGGCCAAGCGTTCCGCATTAGCCTCGTCTTCCGCGAACGCTAGGAAACGACCCGGGTCGTTTAGGAATTCCTCCCGGACTTTCGCCGGGAGGGTTTCGAACTGTTCGTTCGAATAGCGGACGATATCGAGCGCCTCTTGGAACGACGGAGCGTCGACGAAGTCGGCGTAACCGGCACGAGGACGACCGTCCTCGGGTAGAACTCCGGTTTTCGTGTAGCGCTCCATTATCGTGTTTATGTCGCAGTCCTCCTTGAAGGACTGCTTGGTTACGACGGGTCCCCCGTCGGCGACGAAGCCCCGTCGGGCC